CGTATTGTACATCCACGTATCAGCAGTAAATGATGCTGCGGTAGTTGTTCCTTGACCAAGGTTTACAGCGATGCCACCTCCAGCGCTAGAACTTACAGATAAATAAATATCAAGCATGTATGTAGAGCCAGCATTAACATTGACTGTCATGCCAGGTACAAGCGTTAATGTGGCGCTGTTGGTAAGGGATAGAGCTGAGGTGGCAATAGCACCAAACGACCCTGTCTGAGCAATGCCAAATGTCGTTGACTGGCCAGTATTAGCAGCAGGCAGACCAGTACTAGTAACTGGCAATACGTTGATTAATTCGCTGCCAATTAACGGGGAAGATGCAATACCATACTGTACCATTTGATTCTCCTAAACTATTCTTTTTTTGCTTCTTTTGTTACAGATGCAGACTGATCTTTTCCGGTTTCATGGCCTTCTTTAATATCTATGTCTTTGTGCTCACCTGATTCAATTTCAGACTCATGGCGCTTGTGCATACTCTTCAATTCAGACTCATGACGGGAGTGCATTTCTTTCTTGGAACCCAGTTTAGCGTGATCATGAACTGAATGCTCTACTTCATGGCGAGTGTGCATATCATTGCGCTCGTGGGCATGACGAATATGCATTGGCATACCTTCATGCAACCCAGTGCCTGCAACCTTGTCTACTCCTGCTTGAGTATTATCCGCCTCTTTTTCTTTAACGCCGATATGGCCATCTTCGCCTCTTTCAAGGGTCGGCTTAGTCTTGTACATGCGCTCATGCCTAGACATTTTTTTCTCAGCCATTGAAATACTTGCCTTTCTTTTTGCCGTACATAGCCTTAACCCGGCCATGTTCTTTGTGTTTGTGGCTAATTTCGCCATCGGACGGTTTATGAGCAACTTCTTTGCTCCCGCCAACGGCTTTCTTCATCCACTTCTTTTTAGGCTTGTCAGACATTTTAGCAGCATCCACTAAATTAACTGTCAAGATTAAGAATCCATTACGCTATTAGCGGCATTTTTTCCGGCGCGAGCCAAGTCAGCAATTGGCTTTTGCGCAATACCACCCATATCGACCTTCTCAACTTTAGGGCGACCCTTTTTGCGGGCACCCATCACAGGTACACCGCCGTCACCTTTAATAAGCTCAACACGACGAGCATCGGCACTGTTCATTTCACGCTCTTCTTCGATAGGACGGCGCAATGGGATATAACGAGTTCCCTTTGCAGCACTAGCAATCTGAGCCAGCCTTTCGCGTTCATCAAAAAATGCAGTAGTGGCTTCACGCGCCAGATCATTCAATGGCTCCATTTCCTTGTTTGGCTCATCTGGCCAAGTAACAATGTCACCCTCAAAGAACATGAAATCATCAAGAAAAACACCTTTGCCAGCCAAAATGCGATAGCACGGGACATCCTGCGGGATGGCGGGAGCGGCGTACAGCGTGGGTGGCTTTGGTGAATATTGCCCTTGAAAATTTTGACGCATAAAATACCTTTATAAAAATTACAGACCAGATGCGAAATTGCTTGGATAAAGCGTGCTGACAAATCCAGTTGGGGTATCCAAGAGAATACCAGAAGAGAATGTGCCAGATGAGAATGTTGCTGTGCTTGTCGTATAGAAGAAACGATAGAAGCGCGGCAGTGCCTCAGCATTCTTAATCAGAGCAAATGGAGGAATAGGAGCCACCAACTGTGCATTTGCAGTCAACTGGGTTCCAGTAAATGCAGAACTCTGATAAATGGTAGTCCAAGTACCAGCAACGTTGCCAGCAGCAGGAGGAGCCGCCTGTACCGCAATGGTAAAGGTACTTGCACCCGCGCTGAAAGCAGTTGTAACGGTAAAGTACGCATACATTGGTCGGCCAACCATAACATCGGCAGCCAGAAATGTAGATGTGCCCCAAACCATTGATGGTGCGTTACCAACGCCAGCCCCAGTAACGTCATAGGTGGTTGTCGATGCAACGTTGGTCGCAGAACCAATCGCCTGGGCATTCGACAGCAAAAGTGTATTATCGTAGAAAGCCATTTTTGTTCTCCTTATACAACTCGTGATTCAGTCTGCGTAAGTGCATCGCACACACGGATGGGCACCTCGCGGAAATGCATTACTGGCTGACCAGCGTAGTCATTCATCGAGAGCAATACGTTTTTATCGCGGATCGCCTGAATATCCAGAGCGGTACGGATTACGCGGTTGCAATACCAAGCTGGCAAAATACCAGGTGACGGATCGGTTGGCGAATCAACTTCAGTGATGCCAGATAAACGACGAGTTGCTGTTGGGAGTTTATTAACGGCTTCCGACATCAGCACATACAGATCGGGTGGGGTCGTACCAGCTAAACCTGCGCTCGTAGTATCGAGGTTAGCAATACGCACGTTGTATTCCCAATTCTTTGGGCACAGACCTAATTTCCAGCAGAAATATGAGGTATAACCTTCATACTGGTTGCCGTTGCTGTCATAAAGCGCACGAACGTCGCCTTTATCTTCATAGACGAGGCCAGCAGTTGATCCTTTTGGGAACACCATGAAGGTTGTATCATCACCCCATCCCGTAAGCAGGATTGATGCGTTTGAACTACCAGTACCGCCGCCATCGATTACGTTAACAGCGGACTGAGCATTGGCAGTAGACACGGTGTTATAAAATGGGAAGAAGCCGGTAAACTGTGATGGGTTAACCGCTTCGTTTGAGTAGAAGATAGCCGAAGCAACCTGCTGACCAAGACCCTGTACGTGAGCCATATCCTGAGAATAGCGGAACTTATCAACATTACCATTCAGTAAGGCAATCGATTTATCGACGAGGCTGTAATCAACCAATTCGCCAATTGCAATATCGAACTGCGCCTGGAGCGGCTTGGTAGAAGCAACACCGGCATTGGCTGTGCGCCATGTGCCCTGTGGCAAACCAACACGAATCGATGTACGATGACCAGTTGGCAAATTACCTTCCTGCCAGATAATGTCTTTCATTACCTCATTGGACTGTGCAAGCAATTCTGCGATGTCCGCAATTGCACCATCTGGATCTGTGCTCTTCGCCCAATCCACGATGTTCGGAAAAATATTAGCTGTAAATACCATAACTTACTCCTTATTGTTATACTTTCCAGCTATTAATTGCTGGCTAAATTAACTTTTCTTACCATACATTTTGGTAATCTTACTTTCTCTAGCAGGCGTAGCAATCTGAGGCGCGGCAAGCGGCTTACCTTCTGCTTTCGCCAGCATCACATTCGACAAGAGCCTAATCATGGCGGGGTGATTACCAACCTTGCTAGACTCCATCAAATCACGAAATTCCTGAGCATTTTTTGCATCGCCGGAAAATGTATCAATAGCATTCTGCGCAGAACGAAGAACGGTGTCTGTGCGATTAGCAAATTCTGGCGACTTTAAAAACGAGTCTTTCCAGTCATTTGCTTGTTTTTCCCATGCCTGAGTCAAAGATTCGGTATATCTCTGAACTTCCGCGATATGACGTTCAACCATCTGCTGACCAAGTTTTTGCACTTCTTCATGCGGAACTTTAGCCGTGGTTTCAAATTCTCCGAGCATTTGAGTAAAATCTCCAATTTTTGCATCATCAACGGTGACGCCCTCTGGAAATTTAAATTCATATTTAGGTTGTTCAATAACCGCTTCTTCTGTTTTCACTTCAACAGGAGCTTCCTCGGTTTTTACTTCAGCCTTAGCTTCAACGGGTTTTTCTTCAACCGGTTTTTGAGCTAGGAGTATTTCTTGTTTTGGCGCTTCTACTACAGCATGAGCCGCTTCTACTGGGGCTTGAACTACCGCAGGAGCTACACTAGATACTTCAGTAACGGGGGTTGATACAACGGCCTCAGCAACGGTGGCCGCTGGTGAGGCCGTCGAGGTAGGCGTAGAATTTGCAATTTCATCAACCATCTGTGTTCCGTTAAGCGGACTTCTTTACGCAAGTCTTTTGCTTGCTTTGTGGAATAATGACATATTCCACATATGGTGTAAAGAAAAATGTTGACACGCTGCATGGTGGGTGTCTATAGTCATCTCTATGGAAAAACTCATTCGCAGAACATTTGCACTCACCAAAAGGCAAATGGCGTATTTAACGGAAATGGGCGATAAGCTAGGCATCAGCATAGCTGATGCCTACCGAAGAATTCTAGATGATCATATAGACAAAAAATGATGGAAGATGCAAATCAGATAGCGTGTCTTTGTGTAAAATCCCTTAAATATAAGGGCACCATTTTTTTTATAGGAAATGGCGGAAGTGCTGCCGATGCCCAACATCTAGCAGCAGAGCTAGTTGGAAAATTAAATTATGACCGCCCGCCACTTGCCGCAATATCCCTCACCACCGATACTTCCATTATAACAGCTATTGGCAACGACTACGGATTTGAATATATCTTTTCGCGCCAAATTGAAGCCATAGGAAAGGCTGGAGATGTATTAATCGCCATGTCAACTTCTGGAAATTCCGCGAATGTACTAAAGGCGATGGATGTTGCCAGAAAATCTAATATGCATGTTATCGGACTAACTGGGGGCAATACTTCTGGCTTTGATAGCAGGTGCGATATTATTTACAATTCTCCATCTACTAACACCCAAGAAATACAAGAAGATCATATTAAATTGGGACACATATTTTGCGGACTTATTGAAGCCGCTATGTTTCCACGATGAAAGCCATAATACTTGCTGGCGGATTTGGAACCAGGCTTCATCCTATAACACAAGACAAAATCCCCAAATGTATGGTTGAAGTGATGGAAAAGCCTCTTGTCTATTATATTGTACGCAATATGAAAAAGCAGGGAATTACGGATATTACCTTGGCTCTGCATCATAAGGCGGATCAGTTCATGAAATTCTGTCAACAAGAATCAGTGAAATACAAAATAGAAGAAATTCCATTGGGAACTGGCGGTGCTATAAAGAACTGCATAGAGGGAGATGATCCGGTACTGGTAGTAAATGGCGATACGGTTTCAACCTGCAATTATATTGATATGACGTTTAAGCGCACAATGCCATTGAGTATTGCCGTTGACGAATCTGGGGTAAGCGCAGGTATTTATATAATGAGGCCGCATATATTAGATGAATACGATGGTGCCTTCTCATTTGAAAAAGACGTAATACCTAATATCCCACATGAATTTTATCATATCCCATGGTTTACCGACGCAGGTACTCCTGATGGTTATGAGAAGGTAAAATCAGATGTCGAAGACTAGATGCTTAATTACAGGGCTAACAGGAATGGTTGGAAGCCATCTTGCTGATTATCTTTTGGAGAATACAGATTATGAAATATTCGGACTCATACGTTGGCGCTCACCTCTCGATAACATCGCCCACTTATTACCGCTCATCAATGACAATAAAAGAATTCATCTTCTTTATGGAGACTTGCGAGATTCAGACTCAATCAACGAATGTGTCAGGCAATCACAACCTGATATGGTATTCCACCTGGCAGCGCAGAGCTATCCGAAAACTTCTTTTACTGCTCCCATTGACACTTATGATACGAATATTCAAGGTACGTCGCGCTTACTTGAGGCTTTGCGGCAGTATAAAAAAGATGCGCTAATTCATGTTTGTTCAAGTAGCGAAGTATATGGCCGTGTTACCAAAGATAAGCTGCCTATCAATGAAGAATGCGGCTTTATGCCTGCCTCGCCTTATGCCATCTCAAAAGTCGGCACAGACTTAATTGGCAGATTCTACGCTGAGGCGTACGGTATGAACGTACAGGTAACAAGAATGGGAACACACACTGGCCCAAGGCGGGGAGATGTTTTCCATGAATCAACTTTCGCCAAGCAGGTTGCCATGATGGAAGCGGGGCAGATACCCGCGATTTTGAATGTCGGGAACCTCGATAGCCTTCGCACCTACGCCGACGTGCGCGATGCGGTAAGGGCTTATCACATGCTATTGACAGTCAACCCGCAACCGGGCGCATACTACAATATCGCTGGGAACCATGTGGCAAAAGTTGGAGAGTGCCTAAATTATCTTTTGTCGCTTTCGCGCATTAAGCCGCAAATCGTAATTGACCCGGAAAGGTTGCGCCCTATTGACGCAGATAACCAGACCTTCGATTGTTCGAAATTTAAGGCTCATACGGGATGGAAACCGGAAATATCGTTTGAGCAGACGATTGCCGATCTCTTAGAATACTGGAGAGAACGAGTAAAAACACAGAAATTCTTAACGAGGTAATATATGCGCGTAAATTTGCACGAACCATCATTTGGTGAAGATGAAATTGAAGCCGCTGTAACGCAGATGCGCACGACACAAGTTACAATGGGAAAGCAGGTGCGGAAATTTGAAGAACAGTGTGGGAATTATTTTGGAAACAGTACCGCATTAATGTGCAACTCTGGATCAAGCGCCAACCTGCTTGCTGTGGCTGCTCTATGTAATCCCGCATGGCTTGATCACATGAAATCGGGTGATGAGGTTATCGTTCCGGCATTATCTTGGGCAACTACCGTATGGCCCATTATCCAGCATAATCTGGTTCCTGTTTTTGTAGATTGCGACTTGGCTACTTATAATTTCGACTATGAAAAACTGATAGCGGCGATTACCCCTAAAACCCGCGCCATCATGGTTGTTCATGTGTACGGCAATCCGTGCAATATGGATTTAATTATGAGCATAGCACGCAAGCATAACTTGTATGTGATAGAAGATACCTGCGAGAGCATGGGGGCGAAATGGTGCGGACGGTACGTTGGAACATTTGGCGACGTTGGCACTATGAGCCTTTATTACTCGCACCACATTACAACATTTGAAGGTGGGTTATGTTTTGGCAATCCAGATATCATAGACTTAATGCGTGTATTGCGAGCACATGGGTGGAGCAGAGAATCTGACAATCATGAAATGTACGCAAAGAAGTACCCAGAGATAGATCCAAGGTTCATTTTCATAAACCTTGGGTATAATCTGCGCCCGACAGAAGTTCAAGCTGTTATGGGTATGAAGCAACTCCCCAAATTGCATGACTTCGTTTTGACAAGAAGAAAGGGATACAATAACTACCTGCTTGGACTAGAGCCGTACCAAAAATATTTCCGGTTTCAACTTGCAGAAAACTCACGAGAAGCAAGCTGGTTTGGTTTTGGTATAGTATTAACCGAAGAATGCCCATTCTCATTAAAAGAAATTACATCATTTTTGCAAAAAAATGGTGTAGAAACGCGCCCCATTATCGCTGGTAACATGGCACGTCACCCTGCACTTAAAATGTATAAACATCGTATCTCAGGGACACTGGAAAATTGCGACATCATTATGAATCGTGGATTTGCCATAGGATGCCACCACGCAATCACTAAGGAAAACCAAGATTACGTTATCAGCGTATTCAGTAAGTTTATGCAGAAATATTCTTTGCTTCCTGTATCATTGTCAGATAAAGATCCGGGGCAGCGGACTGAACATCAGAAAGAAAAATCCTTCCGATATTAGCTTCACCAAGGTTAAAAGCGGTAGAATCACTCTGCCCAGGTGTAAAGGGATTGCCATAAATGTGGCAACGCTCCAATATACCGTATATCCATTGACGCCCCGCTGGACTAGCCATAATACCGCGAATAACATCCAACTTCAAAGCGTCATTAAACTCTGCCTGCTTTTTTGCTTTAGCAATCTGTTTTGGATCATTTGCATCATAGCCCATAAATAATCTCGCTTCCTTTGTTCTCAAATTTAAATGGAATCCATAATAAATCGCTTAATTCAGCGCGGATTTTATCATGATTCTCTGGTTTCGCAAAGAACAACATAAACCCTCCGCCGCCAGCACCAAGTAGCTTGCCGCCTATGGCACCGGCATTGCGGCCTCTTTCGTAAATATCATCCACAAATTGTGGGGAGATATTCTTGGCCAGCGTGCGCTTTATTTGCCACGACTCATCAAGCAGATTGCCAAATTCTGAAATGTTAACGTTGTATTTAAGAATTCCTATGGCGGTGTCCACCATCTCGCGCATACGATGAAGCTCAGCATCTTTTTCACCACGAGACTGTGACGCTATTTGTTCCGCCGCTATATCAGATGCTGATCGGGAAACACCAGTAAAAAATAACATGCAATGATTTTGCAATTCTAACATGCGCTCAAATGGGATCTTTACTGGCTCTATGAAAAACCCGCCATCTTGATGTATCGTGGTTTTGTTTAGCCCACCATAGGCAGCGGCCAACTGATCCTGAATACCAACATTCTCTTTTAGTATTTCGCGCTCGATGTGTACCGCCTCCAATGCGAGTCCGGCCTTATTGAAAGATTTTCCCCGCAATGAACTTAGAACATTTAATAGCCCCACGGTAAATGTCGATGACGAACCAAGCCCGGAACGAGACGGCAGATCGCCCATAGTATGTATCTCAATACCGCTTTCAATACTAAGGTGCTTTAGAACCGCCCTTACAGACGGATGTTGAATTTCATCATTTGACTGTGGCTCCTCTATCCTATTCCATACAACACGCGATTTGTTTGGAAAAAATGGCGGTAAAAAGCGTGCGGTAATAAAACAATATTTGTCAATCGTCGTAGATAAAACTGCACCTCCGTGTTTTGAGTACCATGGCGCGTAGTCCGTTCCTCCTCCAAAAAAAGAAATCCTAAAAGGGGTTTTGGATATTTTCATAAATCCTCTTTAATCCATTTTCCAATTTCACTTTCGGCTCCCATCCCATTGCACGGATGCGGGATGAATCAAGGCACTTACGCGCAATTCCGTCTGGCATCGCAGGATCAAATTTATAGGAATGTTCCTTACCAAATAACTTGGCGATACGATAAGCCAAAACGCAGATACGTACTTCTTCTTCCGTACCAACATTGATAATCTCTGGACTATTGTAATTATTCATCAGGAATAGAAACGCAGAGGCGACATCATCCGCATATATAAATTCCCTTAACGGCGAGCCTGAGCCGTATAGAACTATCTCGCCATTTGTGTCTTTAAATTTTTTCATCATTTGCGGGATAACATGAGATGACCTATCACCTATGCCATAGGTATTGGCCACCATAGGAAGTACCACATTCATACCGTACTGTTTCGCATAAGACTGCGCCATCACGATACCGTTGATTTTTGCAACTGCATATGCTAAATTTGTAGGTTCTGGCATCCCATGCATAAACGATGATTCTTTAATTGGCTGCGGCGATATTAAAGGATACGCACAAGCCGAACCGGGGAAGAGCAATTTAACGCCACCAATAAAATTACATGCCCCCAGTATATTGCAGTGCATTAGGGTGTTTCTATATATAAATTCCGCTGGTTTTTCGTTATTATCTCTTATGCCGCCAACGCAGGCAGCTAGATGGAATACATAATCGAAATAGTTTTCCCCAAAATAATTAAATACTTCTGTTTGATGTTCTAAATTTAATTCCTCACGGGTAGGAGCGCAAACGTTCCCATAACCTTTCATCCTCAACAACCGAATCAATGCCGATCCAATTAAGCCGGATGCTCCCGTGACCAAAATTTTACTTGTCTTTTCCATGTGGGTGATTATAATCACCTCATGATAACAAAACAAGAACTAATTGATTTTGAAACTTCAATAGCCACAGCATTTAATAATGCTGAAATCCCGTATCCAATTCATCTTTCAAAAGGCAATGAAGACGCCCTGATAAAAATCTTCAAGGATTTTAAAAATGGAGATTATTTTTTCAGTCAGTGGCGAAATCATTATCACGCATTGTTAGCTGGAATACCGCCCGAAGAAGTGCGCCGTCAAATTATGGCGGGGCGGTCAATGACCGTGTGCTCGCCAGAACATAGATTCTTTTCATCAGCAATAGTTGCTGGCATCATACCAATTGCGCTCGGTGTTGCTTGGCAATTAAAAAGAATGGGCAGCAGCAATAAAGTGTGGGTTTGTATTGGCGATATGACGGCACAGACTGGTATCGCTATGGAGTGCTATAATTATGCAAAAGAACATGATCTGCCACTAGTATCTGTCGTTGAGGACAACGGTAAAAGCGTATGCACCATTACTAAAGACGTATGGCCTGAGTATCGGGGTATTAAACCAGACTATTATTATCAATGGGATTTGTCACAACATTATCCACATTCGGGCGCGGGACGCCGTATCCAGTTTTGAACGAATATTTTGAAAATCTATGTGCTGCCATGAAGATGCTTTCCGATAATGGTTGCATTTTTACCGGACAGACAGTTCGCGATGCTGGTACTGCCATGAATTCAACTTTTCGTGATGTGCCTATAGATCAGCGTATCGAGATGCCAATATTCGAAAGCACTCAACTTGGGATGGCAACTGGTATTTCGCTTACTGGGCAACTGGTATGCACCTGCTACCCTCGCATTAATTTCATGTTGGAAGCGATACCACAACTCGTTCAACACCTCGATAAAATACCGCTGTTCAGCGACTATAAGCCCAAAGTAATTATCCGCACATCCATTGCCACAATCAATCCGCTCGATCCCGGCCCCCAGCATATAGGTAACTACACGGATGCTATTGAGGCAATGCTATCGACGGTTAAGGTAGTGCGGTTGCATACGGCAGAACAGATTGTACCTGCGTATAAAGATGCAATGCAAAGAGAAGGATCAACGCTACTTGTAGAGTGGGTCGAAAAATATCACGCTTAGTGTTTTGCGTCACCACTAATCTTCATGGCTAAATCAAGTGTCTGTAAGCGTGTTTGTGGCTTGTCATTGTATATCTTGTGAGCATTTTTTTCAAGCATACCAAGCTGGCTGCGAATAGCTGTCCATGCATGAGTCTGATTAAGTTTTGCTAATTCACGGGCAGCAGATTTGGCTTTTCTTGCGCCTTGCATAAAATATTCAATTGTCTGGGCTTCAGTAATGTCGGTCATACAAGTATCTGTGTTTTCTTTTCGTGTCTGGTTACTCTTGGGGCGGTCATGGGGTTAACCGCTAACTTTACGGTTGCAGCATGTGCCTCTTCAATAATCTGGCGAATAAAGTGCCAACGTAAATCCTGATGATGGTGAATCATCACGCCAGCAGCACCAGCCATTTCATTTAGCCCCTCAAGAAAATCTGTAAGAAGCTGTGCCTGAGTTTTTTCTGTCATTTGAAGTTTTCCTTCTGCCACTGCATCAATGCGCGTTGACCATCATCTGTTGGCATTAGACCACCCGTGGCGCGATAAATCAAGCCGCGTTTCAACAATTCATCCTCAATATGCTCAGGAGTATTGGTACGCATTAACCCGCCATTAATAATATTATCTAAATGTGGCGCGTGTTCATCTTCAATTTTTTCTACTTCAAGGTTTTTTGCGGGTTTCATTGTTTGCTGCCCATAAGCTGTGATAACGCCGTGGCACCGCCGCCGATTTGTGTCTCTGAAAGCGTCTGTGCGGCTTGTGCGCCGATATTCGCGGTCTGTGCTCCATGCTGTGCTGCGGCCATCTGCGTAGCGGCTGCCTGTTGTTTTTGCTGCTGTTCACGCAACTGCTGCATAGCTTCCGGCGAGCGGAATATCTTCTGTGGGTTGGCAAGTAATTCGTTAAACTCACGCAGGAATGCATCAACATCCATAACATCTTTTGCTTCTGGATATACGGCAGCAAGATTACCTATCATGGATGCAATGCGTTCTAAGCCGCCGGTGCTGGCGGCACGCTGAGCAACGGCCATGATGCTTGTAAATTCTATATCAAGCGGTACGCCCTTCATTGAATCTGGCATCGGCGGTAACATGCCGCGCCGCTGAAGAATGCTAAATATCCTATGCAATTTTGGCTTCAAAGATTCTGTAAGTAAATTTTCTACTACAGGCCCAAGCACCATCATCTTTTCTTGGAGTTTAGCCTGCACTTCTGTAGCAGTCATGTCTTTGTCCGGCCCCTCATGCAACATTAAAAATAGGTCATTAAAAAACCCTATTTTTATCCGCTGCTGTATAGACGCGATATCTTCCATCATGCCGCGAATATCGGGATTGACCTGATAGATAGAACGCATCCCATTGGTGGCAGACAGGTTCTGAATATAAGTTACTTCACCCGGTAACGTTGACGCCGGTTGATTCTTAAGCTGCGCATCCGCAAGCAATGGCGGCCTTACCTGTTTTTCCAATGCTTCTGCTTTGCGCATGGACTCAACCTGCAACTGCATAACATCAGGGATGACGTCCATACCCGGCGATCTGCCGTATGCGTCATTAGCCTGCGTAGCCCACCGTGAAGCAGTAAATGGCTGGTCAATAAACCCACGCATGGAAAGCGGTTTGTCATTGGCCGCACCGTATACCCAATAGACTTCACGCCATGTAAAATTGCCCGGAACCTTACCTGCATTAGATTGGCCAATGCCAAAATTTGGCTCAATGCTATGTGCAATGATTTTCTCAATTTGCAACGAGCTACCCTTCGCCTGCCATAGCTTCTGTACTTCGCCAGGACAGTTTTTAAGGCCAAAGAAGTCCACGATTTGCGATACCGTCATCAGAAAGCGGCGATATAAACCATCAACACGCAATGACGCGCCAGAAGAAAAAAAGAACTCTCCAATGCAAGGGCTATAACAGCGGATCAAATCCTTGTCGTCTTCGTAGATGATTGTACACGCGCTGCCAAATACAACAAGGTCTTCACACTCTTGTGCAAAGCAGTTATAAAAATTAGATCCAGCCAAAACTGTGTATATACGATTTTCAATTTCATCCATCCAGATACGCCCATCTGCATCTGGCTGATAGTTCTTTAGTTTTGTTGTAACCTTAAACCATGGTCGAGAAGGGGACGCCAGGCCAGACATCAGGCCAGCAGAACAAACACGGACAGCAAAAGTACCAGTAGGATCAAGAATAGACTGGTTAATCTCCCGCCCGCGAGTCATGTTATTCGGTGTGGGGGTGCCACCAGTGCTTTGCGTCAGCCAGATTGAGCGGCGAGGAAGCAAGAACTGCGATAAATCAGACCAATTCTGAGTCCACCACGACTGCCGCCATGTGTATAGGGAATTAAGCCTAGCCTCCAGATGCCCGCGAAGGGTATTCCATTCTGGATTAGACTCCTTACCCTTGCTCTTTGTTTTCGCAACGGAAGGTTGGGCAGCCAGCAGTGCTGGCCCTGACTTTTCGTAATTTACGTCTTCGTTTTTTGTGGCATTTGTTGCCATCTTTTTATTCTTTTGTGTAAGGTTAATTTCTCTTCAATCCATGCTTTGCTAAGTTTAATACCTCTACTTTAGCAAGTTTACGTTTCCGCACACTGCGCCTTTGTTTGCGAACATGTGCACCATTAGCTATTTTAGGGGTAACGCTCATTGGCTGGTACTCGTGGAACCAAGTAAGGTTGCTGGTGCTGTGGATGGCGAAGCTTGCAATCCCTGCGGGCCTGTCGGATTCGTGCCGCCGCTGTTCGCACCGGCTGCTGCTGCTCTTGCCCTATTGGATGCCGCTGTAGAAGCCACCTGCGGATTAGCTTGTGTTGCGGGCGCGGCCATAGGCGGCGGCGCTGGTGGGGCGGTAGGGGCTGACGGGCCACCAAATATTCCCATTATTTTTTGTCCTTCTTAGAATACATGGACTTAATCTTTTCGGAGCGAGTCTTTTTATGACCAGATTTGGCTTCATCTGCGGCCTCAAATTCAGCACCTACCTTTTGGGGAACCCCACCGTATCCACCCTTGGTGTGGGCGGCTATTTTCATGAGTTTTTCTTGTTCTTGGCTTTTTGATGGCATGATAACCTCTTTTTTATTGACTTTAGCACACTTCTTTATGCTCGTCAAAAGAACTGTAGCGCCCTGAATACCCAATATTGGCCTTATACCAGTCTATCGTCTCAATAATACCGTCCACAAGGCTAATTTCCGGTTTAAATCCATAAGATTCAGCCCTTTTAGTGTCCATAAGGCGCTTTGCGTCACCATTTGGCTTTGTCGTATCCCATTCTACCGGCACATTCATCACCCCGGCGATAGTTTCAGCTAGCTCTTTTATGCTTACGCCAACCCCAGAACCAAGATTTACAGGCTCGGTTACCCCGTTTTCGACCATGATCATCATACCGCGAGCACAATCCCTGGCATGAATAAAATCACGAATAGGGCTTCCGTCGCCCCATGCCTTAAGGGGATATTCACCATTTACGACTCTTTTTATCAGAGACGGTATAACCATAGCACTATTATCAGAAAAACTGTCAAATGGGCCATAAACATTAGCAGGACGCACAATAGAAACGCGATCCCAACCATATTCAATTTTATATGCCTCAGCTTGCATCTCCCCTATACGCTTGGCCCAACCAGCGAATTTATCGTGCGTTGATGGTTTATCGTCCCAGACAGCATCTTCATGGAATACTTCCGCTGGGCCATATACACCAACGGAACTGGTATTAAGATACCAGCCAACACCAGATAGTCTGGCAGCCTCCATCATGTTGGTCGAGAATTGCAGTGTGGGAACAAAAAACGATGCTGGTTGTTTTGATGTAGCGACGGGCGACCCCTTAATACCGGCCAATTGAAATACGATATCCATATCCTCACATATTTCTTGACATGAATCAAAGTAGCGCAAATCCGCTTGAATAAACCTTGAGCCAATCGGAGGTACTGGCGCATCATCCAATGATGCCACCGTCACATCCGCTCCCTGCTCAATAAGCATTTTAACCAGCGGCCTGCCAATTAGGCCTGTGCCGCCAGTTACCAAAACTTTTTTTCCCGTATAGAATCCCATACTACCTCATCACGTTTGGAGATGGATTTGGATTGGAGTAGGGAACGTATTGCACATCTGGCTGTCTATATTGCGCCCTTTGCTGCTCAATCTCTTCTTGCTGCCGGTGCATCTCCGTGCGCTGATTGTCAATTTCCACTTGCTGTTTGTATTGCTGGTCTTGCTCAACTTCGCGCTGGGCAGCATTATCAGAATAGTAATCTGCATATGCAGGGAAAGATAAAAACATAATAATGATAAAAAATTTCATGCGATATTCTCCTTATACCATTTAATGGTTTTTGCGATGCCTTCATCAAGCGTAACATTTGGTTTCCATCCCAATTCTTTTCTTGATTTTGTGCAATCAAGCGTAAGGGATGTTGGAATTGTTGGCGCAGTCAAATCATGTTTCACCTGCAATGTTTTTCTTGACGTTGCAATAATTCTATCAACTAAGCGATTAATGGAAGTTGAATGCCCATATCCGCAATTATACAAACCAAATTTCCCTGGCTGCTTTTCAATTGCAGCATCCACAAATGAGCACAAATCATCCACGTATAGCAAATCACGCGCCTCTTCGCCCGAACCCCACACCGTAACATCTGATGTCGCATCCATCACCTTGCGAATTGTGGCACCAAATACGTGGCTACGCTCAAGATCAAATTTATCGTGTGGCCCATAAATATTTGAATGACGTATCGCAGTAAATTTTGTATCGCCAATGCGAGAGTAAAATTCGCACATTTTTTCGTTATATAATTTTGTCCACGCTATGCCGAAATATTTATCGTGAATATCAATTGTAGAATCTTCCGCAACCACACCGTGACGAAACATGGTGGTGCATGAAAAGAAAACAACATGCCTTACTTTTGCATCAACTGCCGCACGAAATATCAGCGCATTCATAATGGCATTATCTGTAACGTGGATCGCCGGAGTATTAACTATATCTTTTGAACCAGAGGTGGTTGCAGCGGCTTGTATTACAACATCAATATTTTTAATATCTTTAAAAATACTATGTACACGATCAGGAGAACAAAGATCAAAATGGTAAATCCATTTTACATTCGGAATTTCTATTGCTTCACGAATGTGCGATACACCAATGACATCATGACCAAGCATTGAAAAATATTGCGCTATATTGTGGCCTATGAAGCCAGTGGCTCCAAGCACTAAAATTTTCATGGCAAGTCACCAGCCAGAGGTTGTGCCAGCCTTGCCTGCAAGCTGTTATTTCCCAAACCGCACTGAACACTATACAAATAAAATGCAGTTGCCCACCTGCTTGCTGGGGTAATCATGCTGGGCGTATTCCTTTAACACCAACCTGCTTGCCGGACTCATCGGGAATGAAAACCAGATAATGCTCTGAATAAAACCCACGCAGATCATCCGCTTTAAAAAATTCTAAACACACATCAGAACCCGGAACCGCAAGCATCACTTGCGCACTGAGATTATTTGCATCTCGTGACGCATATTCAGAAAGTTTATTTATCAATTCGCCAACTGTGATCATGAGATGACTATAGACACCTCATCGCCTTTCTGCAAGCATCTTTTTTATATAATTAGGATCAAGAGGATTGTAATTTGATCTTAACTTATTCGCATGATTGTACGCGGGGTTCTGCGACATGCGCATAACAGGCTGGGCAAATGTTAAAGCTGCGGCGTCCATTTCATCCGGGCTATACCCAAGCCTATCTTTGATTAACTCCTTTGGCTCAATGATAAGACATTCCCCCTTGTGCGTATAAGTCGTTTCTGTCAATGACGCCAGCATTTCGGCACTATATGGCAACGCACCGCCTCTTTTTATCCAGTTTACCAATTCAAAGATAATTTCTGTACGCTTGTTGTAAAACTGCGGATTATTCGATTTTTCGCTAAAATGCACCCCGATAGGCGAAAACCCCAACCGATTCAGATTATCAATCCAACTTGATCCGAAGCCGCCGGTGTCGTCAATAAAGACCGCGTCCGCGTCCCATTCCTGATATTTCCTACTCACAATCTCCGCGCCTCGGTTGCCGTCAATGTTGCGGTAAATAAGCGGATTAAACATTTGCAACCCCTGCCGTGGATAAATCACGCTCTTATCCATTCCGCCCCTGGCAACGTCACAACCCAGTATACGCGCATGGGCACTATAGTCCGGCTCACGGTATGAGCGCTTCATAGACTGTTCAATCTCATCAACGCCTATCAGAGAATTAAACCCAGCATCAGGAAATTGCCCAAGAATATTAACTTTTACATACGGATTTTCGCGGCCATACATGTCAATTTGGTTCTGTGCCCACTCAATGCTTACTCGAGGTGTACGCTTGGGATCAAGTGGATCTGATGTGATATTGATCACATACCATAGTTTCCTATCGCGGGTGCAAGCTTTATACAGCATTCCCCGCAAACTCGTTGGGTTTCCAGCTTGGACAATTCGACCCTCAATACAGCTTGAAAGTGCCGCATCCGCCGCCATCGCCACCGACTCAGGAATATCACCAGACTCGTCTATCAAAAATAAAATGTAATCCGCATGTAACCCAGCAAGTGTATTCCCCTGCTCAGACGCATCCGCAGACTTACTCCATGGCCGCGCCGACATCCACCACGTCTCCGGCGATTCTGTTAGAAAAATCCTTGTCTTTGTGTAAGTGAATGCTTCCGTCAATAATTTGCTGCGCTGCTGGGTTTTTGCGCACTCCGTCCAGAAATTGTCCGCTAAGTTAGAACCTGTAATAGCCGTCGCAGCTATTTTTGGATATGGCCGCGTTAATAGGAAATTCCACGCTAACCAACTCAAAACCGCCGTCTTCCCTGGGCCTTTGCACGCACTAAGAGCTATACGCTGATTATGTGGAAACGCCTGTAATGCCTCTAGCTGCCAATGATCAGGCTTTATGCCCAATACCTCGTTGACAAACACGTCTGGATGGTCACGCCAAACCTGAAATCTACACGCTGCTTCGGCTAAGCTCATACAAAGTTTAAAAAATTTCCAGAAAAAATTTACAACGACAACTATAGCAGACCCCACCCCCTCTTGGCAAAAAGTTATTTTTGGGAGAAATTTGTGAGGGGGTATTAGTATGACGGCGGGTCTTCACCTATAGCGGCCCCTACCCACCCCCGTACCCCCTAAAACTAAAGAATTCCTATTAACCATAAGAAAGTAAAGATAATAATGCCAAGATATCATATATGTAAGTGATTAAGAAAAGCGGGCATGCGCTTCGCTACGCTCAGCAAACAAGGGGCATTCGGGAAGAAAACGGGCGGGAATTGGGGGGTGGGACACAACACCCAAACGATGTATGTATACGTTGAGGTAAAAAGGGCAAATTATCGTTATGTTTCAATATTAGAAGGCTTTGAATCTATTAGTAGTGGGTCAATGGATTTTAGCTTAGCGGCTTCCATCACAATGGCAACAATACCGATTTTTTGATGCAGGTCTATTGCCTGTGTTGGCTTCCCATCGAGCCGATCTTTAACCTCGGCCACAAGCTTTCGCGTCAATTCCGGCTGATCTCGTGGATTTATGGCCTGCAATGCCTCAGAAAGCTTCTCCCTGGCGAGTTTGCGCAGTTCATCGTCGCTTAGGTCAGGAATAAACACAAACGGCTGTGCATCCTCCTTTGGGGCATCGGGCGATCTTTGGGCAGGTATTTCGCTGATTCTTTCCTTCATAGAGCCATTCTATTGATTTATAACGATTCTGTCAAATATTTGTGCCGTGTGCAGACTTTGTGCAGACTTTGTGCATCGTAAACTATTGAGTATTATATATAATATAGATAATGCACAGATGCACAGCTATATATATGATCAGGTACATACTGTTGAGTAGGTGAAATATGTTTAGAGCACTTTGTGCATTTTCGTGTGCATGACTCATAACCCATTGATATGATTTTGACATATTGTTATAATACTGACACTTACCCGATGCACCATTTCAGCACACGCTAAAAAATCCGTGTGCATAGAATAAGTAAGTTACTAGACTTATACGACTTTTATCATTATAAATCAGCGTCAAGTTATTTATTGCACAAATATGCAAATATATTGCTGTAACTGTTAAATGCTATCTGTATAACTATAGTTACTAGGTGCAATTAAGCATCTAATGATTTAAGGGGATTCATTATGTTTCAGTCATTCAATTCCGCAAAAGTAGCTCGTTTTGGTAAAGGCGCTGTAATCATGCGTTCACGCAATAACGAAGCTTTGAGCGAGCAACAATTACGTGATGCGGCACCATCTATATTCGCAGAATCGGCGCATGGTTCACGCTCGGAACGTTACACCTATATTCCTACATCAGAAGTTTTAAAGGGATTACAGGCTGAAGGTTTTATGCCTTATGAAGTGCGTCAAGGCGGTTCAAAGGATGATGAAAAGCGCGGATTCACCAAGCATATGTTGCGCTTGCGCCATACTTCTAATGTTGGCTTGGTTGCAGGCGATTCGGTGAAAGAGTTAATTCTTTTGAATGCGCACGATGGCACATCAAGCTATCAGCTAATGTCTGGTTTGTTCCGCATCGTTTGCTCAAATGGCTTGATTACCTGCGAAGGTGGCGAAATGCAGCGAATTGCCCATAAAGGCGATATTATCAACAATGTGATCGAAGGAGCATATAAAATCATCGACAACACCGAATCAGCTATTGAACGTGTTGAGGATATGAAAGCCTTGACGCTGAACAATGGTGAAGCTGAGGCATTTGCAGCGGCAGCATTAGAATTGCGCTATGTGGCCAAAGATGATAACGGCGAAGTTAAAGCAGCGCCTGTTGAGCCAAAGCAGATTCTTTCTGCTCGTCGTGGTGACGATCAAGGAAATGATATGTGGAAAACCTTTAATCGTGTCCAAGAAAACCTTATCCAAGGAGGCGCTGGATATGTGCATCGTGACGCAAAAGGCAATCGCACATATCGTCATACACGCCCAGTCCAGAGCATTGACGGCAATGTTACCCTTAACCGCGCCTTGTGGACACTTGCAGCCAAAATGCAGGAATTGAAAGCAGCGTAGTTAGTACAGAGCAGGGGATAATATTCCCCTGCTCGATTCTACCTATGTTTAACCGCGCTTATTAAAATATCTAATGAATTATTGGAAATAGCGAAGAAAGGAAAAAATCAATGAGCAATCCATTATGCACACAAGCGCCAAGCATGACAAAATCAGACGAAGAACGGATGAAAATGCTATCCGATGATATATACAGCTACGTATTTCAATTGCTGGAAGGCGAAAGCGATTTAACTGGTGCTAACGCCGGACATATAGCCACACTTCTGAAAAATGGGAGTGCGCGATATTGCGCTATAAAATTGATCCGCATGGGCTGCATTTTGCAGAGCAGGTCAATAACAACTATGTCGAGCCTTTATCAAAAACACAGTTATTGGTAATACTTGATGCCTATGAAGCAGGGAAACAAATAGCCGAAGATAATGGGGTAAGCAAATGACATTAATCCGTAAACCCATAGCAGGCGCACCTATGGATGGTACGCCTATCCTTGCGCTCGTTTCAATCCGCTATTTGCCGTACAAAAAAGACGGACAACGGCAGATGGGGAAGAAAGGACGCTGGCAGGAAGCAACAGAATATGGATGGAAAAATATGGATGATGAGCCAACAGAATTTGTAGAGGAGATGGTATGAAAACACGTTTTTGGAATTTTATAACCAGAAGTAATTACACACGAGTTATCAGGGTTAAAAGCATTATGCCATCATGGGATGAGCACCATAACGCTTTAGCGTGGCCTACGCTGCTTGTAGATGAAGGTACGCAGCGCCGAACGGCTACTCCGATATGGACGGCACCACGTTATGCATTTTGGAGGAAATTATGAGTAATGCAGAGAAAAATACCGGTGAAAATTCACTGGAAAAACATACAATCAAGAAATTACAGGAGATTACATCTAATAAACTCTCAGTGAATTTTCACCAAGAGGATGACATCATGCCTGAAAACGTATGGTTTTTCTGCCCTGATTGCAATGAGGAATATAATTTGCCAGAAACCCAGATCACTTGCCCGCTGTGTGATTGCGACCAGATGGTGGAATTATGAGCATGATGCTATGTAAATTTTGCGATTGCTTGGTAGATACCGATTATGATTGTGACAGTCTTTATACGGTCGATTACCCGGATAATTGCGTTTGTGAATCGTGTAGGGAAAATGGAAAACTTTTAACCATATTTGATGAGGAGTAAATAACATGCAAAAACTAATATTCATCATAACCGCTGGTGCATTCATTTACCTAGCATCGTATTCATACGGCAAACAGGTTTCTAGCGTGTGGGTACATCCTAAGCATGTGGTCGTATGGAAAACACACAAAGCCGCTGTAATCGCTTCTATCTACGGTTTAACGCCGGATGATGTGGCAAAGCCTGTGGAGTTGTGGAAATGAGAACACAGCTAGACGGTTATATTGACGGATTGCTAGGCCGCGCTTGTGTCTCCGGCGGCTCTCGTCAATACCTGCGAGGCTATCTCAACGGAAAGAAAGACCGCATTAATTTTAACATCACATTGAAAGCATAAAACTATGGAAAAATTAGTAGAAGTTAAGGCGCATAAAGTGTTTGGAAGAATTGACTATAAAGCAGCTAACGACTTGGGGGTATTTTTTCAAGAGATTTTGGGGAAACCAAATTTACCCTTGGATGTGATAAACAAATTAAAAGAACACGGATATACTGTACAAGAAGTTGTAGATCCTACACTTTAATCATTGCGGGAATGGGGTTTAATTACCTCATTCCGCATCTTCCACTTCCGCTTGCGTTTTTCTCCTGCGTTTGCTGCTGGCATATACTCAATATATCCATTTGCAACCAGGCAATCGGTTATCCTGGTGCGCATTTTGTTATCTAGGTGGGAAAGCGGTATGTTTAACTTTTCTACTAGTTCCGATAAGGTAAAATCCTTATCAGTCCATTTATTTGCTGTAATTTCTTTTGCCGCATCTATAATTTTATCCATCATAATATCGTCAATCATGCGCTCTTGTTGTTCGAGCTTGGCAAGATTGTGCTCCTCTGGTTCAAGCCAAATCTGCTCATTTGCCTTATATCTACAAACCGCCTCCGCCCATAATTGTTCTTTATCTGCGTTTATAGCTGGAATATCTATCTTGCCGCACTTCACTGGCCAATAGCGCTTATTGCCTGTAGGATCGGTCAAATACCCGGCTATTGGGTTCACGCTGCCAGCAAAGACAAACATGCGTGGACGTGATATGATCTTGCGGCCATACGGTGGCCTATATTCATCAGTGCCGCGCCCAATGAACGCCTTAATTTCATTTGTTTCAGCCTTGCGAAAGCTGGCCAGTTCCGGCATTTCAAATATCAGTTTGCCTTGTAGCTTCATTAGGCTATCTTTATTGCCGTTAAAATCTATGCTTTCATCAGTAAAATATCGCTCTCCGCCGATGGTTGCTAGTGCCTCAAGTGATGGGCTTTTACCTATGTATTGATCTCCTTCCAATATGAGCACGTTATCAAACTTGCAACCCGGTTGATAGATGCGCTTAACAGCAGCTATCATCCACTTGCTGCCCACAAGCTTTAAGTAATGCTCGTTCTGATCTTCAGCGCCTAAGTAGTAGGTGAGCCACGTATCAAGGCGCGGCTTTTTATCCCATTTAAGCTTTTCAAAATATTCTTTGGGCGGGTTTCTGGTGTTGCGCCTGGCCAGTGATGTGAGGATGTCGCTTGCATCATTCTTGCCGACAATCAGGCCGCGAGTGTCCACCCAGCACCGATAATTCAATAACTCATCTTCCCTCAATGGATGAACCTTGAATGTCTTTTCATCTTCCCATGGTGGCGGCTGGACGAAGAAAATATCATCAGCGAATACATTATATATCAGGCATTCTCTTATTCTCTCATCCGTTTCGGTCAAAACCATGACATTTTGCAGGAGTTTTCTTTCCACCCCGTGATAATTGTGGCCATTGATAATTACTCTGTTGTTGGGGTTTGCTCCACAAACAAGGGGTAACTCTGGCTTTATAACAGTTAGTTCATCTGTCACATGCGAATTTTGGCGCAACAGGACAACCGCCGCAAAGGGGTTACGGTCTAACGATTGTCCTGCTGCATAAAAATAATTTGGAAGTTTTCATTTTGAAGCAATTCCCCATTTAGTTAGATTGCGAGGATGATTTTATGTTCTCTTTATAACTTATGCAATAATTTTCATTGCTAATTAATGTTAACCGTGTTCCGCGATTCTGCGCTTTAACTCTTTTAGCAACATTGCATTAATTTGCGCCAACATCGATTCGCATTTTTTATAGCGCCACTCACGCATATTTGCTAAATCTTCCTCATATAAATACAAATCATTTTGTCGTTTCCATGCCGCGCATTCTTCCGCGTCTGCCAATAAATATTTGGGGTTAGCGTGGTTCATAAACTTTAATCTCTACCCCGTTTTCAATATATGTGTGCATTAATTTTGGATCGTATTGCTTGAGATAATCATCCCATAGCTTCTTTTTGGCTTCTTTATTAGCGCGGCGGTTAGTTACATTATTCCAAACTTGTACATGCTCAACATTAGGGTTTTTGGAAGTCATACATATCCTTGAATTTTTCTTCCTTGGTGCGTAAATCAACTGGCTTAACACAAAACACTTTGCATATTGCGCCGTGCTTTATAAGCGTATCGCGTAAATGCTCTGGTGATGTTCCCCATGCAGACGGATAGCCACATCGTTCCCATTTCTCCCTGAACCGCTTTTGCGGCGCTTCAAGAAAACCCCCCGGCGCTTTTACATCGTAAGCAAGCGGCATGTGACGAGGAATCCCAAATATAAAATCGTATGCGCCAGCTTCTACACCCATCATTTTCCTGAATAGACCCTGTCTCGCATTCTCTGCCTCATCATCTGTATGGATTGCGTTTGGTATATGGATGATAACCAAATCCTCAAACGCAGGATTACCTGTATGGATAATCTTGTTGCCTTTCCAAACACGCTGGTAGAGATAATCAACATCCGCACGATGGATTTTCCACTCTGTTTGATCCATTACTTATTATCCCACCATGAAATAAATTCTTTTCTATTATAGAATCTCATTCCCCCCAAGATAATTTCATTCGGAATGTCATCACGACTTTTTAAATAATAATTCACAAGCTGCTTGCTAACTTTTAGCTCTTTTGATAATTCAGCTATATTGCGTAATGTTGAGGCATTAATCATAAAACTTTATGCAGTAAAATAGTTGTTGACAGACTATAATTGCTTTGTTACTTTACATCATAAAGTTTTTATAGGCAGTAATCAAGGTGATTTTACAGTTTCAGATAAACAATACGAAATTCTACATCCGTGAAGTCAATAATGGCTTTCAATGGATGCCTGAATGCGGCACAGGTAGAACTTTGCCCACACTATTAGAATGCCAACAAGATGCCATTAACACATGGCAGAAACTATGTGACGAGGAGAATGCAGATGGAAAATTATAAAGGCGATAAACACGAAGGGTTTCTAAGGTTAATGGATTGGCTTCTTGCGCCGAAAGAAGAAGTTGAAACCACGACTGTCTCAACCGGAAATGGTTCTTGTCAAATCATACAGTTTAAGGATAAAACCAATGAGAAATAGCGTGGAAATTGTACTGTTATTCGCATCCATTTTCTTGGCCATGGGAATTATTTCGGCTGGTGCGTATTCTTTAATGTATCTGGTTGGGCTTTCATCGTGACACTATCGTACGGGGATCACGTATCGGTTTATACGGCAAGCGGGAAAATGCTGGGTAAAGGAACAATTGTAGGACGCAATACTTACAACTGGTCAGACCCGCAGCATGTGACAGTGATGCCAGATGGGTGTAGCAGTCTCAAATCGGCGTGGGTTGCGTGGCCGATAAGTTTGGTTAAACGTGCGTATGTGCCGCTGAAAGATGAAACGGCAAAACACATTTTTGACGAGGCGTAAATTATGATAAAAGAAAAAGAAGAAATTGAAGTTAAGCAACGACCACAAAATGTTTATCAATCTATTGAAGCGATGACAGAAATACTTGCAAAACAAGGCATTTCAAAAGACAAGGGTGGCAATAAAGATATAAATTATAAATTTAGGGGCATTGATGATATACGCAATGCAAGCTCACCAATAATGAAAGAATGCGCTTTGGTCATCCTTCCTAAGATGGTTAAACGTGAAGAAAAAGAACGCACCACAAAAAACGGAGGGCTTGCGATATGGGTTGTATTGGAAGTTGATTTTGAATTAGTCAATACAATTGATGGAAGCAAAACCAATGTAGCAATTATCGCAGAAGCCGTCGATTATAGCGACAAGTCTACGCAAAAAGCAATGTCACAAGCATATAAAACTTTGGCAATTAATATATTTAATATTCCAACCGAGGGCGAACAAGATACCGATAACGAGAAAAAAGAGTTTGTCGGTAAACGTGTAGGTGCTTTTCAGTCTGATGAATTGCGAAAATTATGGGTGGAAAATTGCAAAGATGCTTTTGACAGGGCAGAAAACATTACAAAATTAAAAGACATAGAATCATTTAACCATGAAAAGTTAATTATTATGTCGGCAAGTGATGATGTCGCAGATAAAAATGGTGCTAATGAAATACGACAACTCTATAAAACAAAATACGACAGTTTTATGGAAGAATCAAAAAAGGGTAAGTTATGATTGAAGAATTATTGAAAGATTGGTTACTAGCTGATGCTAAAATCCAAAAACTAAAAACTTATATCGCGGATCTTAATTCGGATTTGGCTGATGCAGAAAGAGAATCAGATGCCGCTAGAGTTTCTGTGCAAGAAGAACTGGCCGGAACTGGGGAATATGAAGTAAATGTCCCAGGCGAATATTGTGATTACAAAATTTATTTCACTACACCTAGAGCATCTATTAAGGTTATTTCAGCATATGCAGTACCGGATGAGTTTTGTAAAACAGAGCGCATTGCCAAATTAAAAGAGATTAAAGAATATTTAGATACAGTTAAAGATTTGCCAAACTGGGCAACTATTGAAATGAGTCAACCAAAATTAACTTATAAAATACAGAAAAAGAAAGGCTAAATATGGAAGGCTATATCAATTTATTTATCAATGATTATAAATCCGATGGCGATAATAAGCCAAATTTTAAGGGGTATTTAAAAATTGATGGTGTGGATCATGAGTTTGCCTTGTGGCCAAACCGTGAAGGTAAGCAGGGTTATTCTGGAAAATATAAACCTAAAAATACGCCAGAACCAGTTTCCAATGTAACGCAGGCAGATGCTGATAAGGCATGGGAAGAGGCCAAGATGAAAATGACATCTCCATCTGTGGCGACAAATATTAAGCCTTCTGATCTTCCCGATGATGATATACCATTCTAAGTCAACGATGAAAGAAATCAGTAGTGGGAAATAAGGGGAAATTATGACAAAAGAAAAATCACAAGCAGAAATTGAAATCGACGCATTGGCTGAGGTTTTCGGAATTGCCACAACTGGCTTTGAAAAGTTTGCTAAAGAGGCCAAGGGAAATTCATCCAGTGGCTACTCCAGCACGGCGGCATCCAGTGGCAACTACAGCACGGCGGCATCCAGTGGCGACTACAGCACGGCGGCATCCAGTGGCAACTACAGCACGGCGGCATCCAGTGGCTACTCCAGCACGGCGGCATCCAGTGGCTACTCCAGCACGGCGGCATCCAGTGGCGACTCCAGCACGGCGGCATCCAGTGGCAACTACAGCACGGCGGCATCCAGTGGCGACTCCAGCAAGGCGGCATCCAG